GACACGCGGAGATTTTTTATCCGGCGTGGCGTTTTTAAGTGTCTGAATTTGCGCAATTAAAGGGGTTTAATTTGTCACGAAATGCGTTTCAACCGACAGCGAAACAGCGACACCGAGTTTCTGTTGTTGCTGGCGCCGGGTGGACTCACGAGGAAATCGCTATTTGCCTGGGCATTTCCCGCAACACGCTTGAAAAATATTTCGTCCACGAGCTTTCGATTGGCGCGTATGAACGCCACGCCGAAGTCATCGAGGCAATGCACGCTACGGCTAAAAATGGCAACGCCGCCGCTCAGAAGAATTACGCGGCTATGAGTGTCCGCGTAAGCGCTCCGCCTGTGCCGGTTGAGCCGCCCAAATTACCCGAAGGGAAAAAAGCGAAGGCGCAGTCAGATGCGCTTATCGCCCATGCTGGCACGGATTGGGAAAACCTACTGAGCACCACCACGCCGCAATAGGCACGCATGGCATGGGATCTGAGCTGCAAGGAGTGGGAAAGTAAGATTCTCAAAGGGGAGTCGCTTGTCCCCGATCTGCCGCTGCACAAGCCGTCCGGCGATCGCGCCGTGGCGGTGTTCAACAAGTTGCGGCTGCACGATGTGCCTGGAACGCCGGCACTGGCCGATGCTGGTGGCGAGTGGTTCCGCGAGATAGTCCGAGCGCTGTTCGGCTCGCTTGATCCTGTCACCCAGGAGCGCGCCATCCGGGAGTTATTCCTGATGGTGCCGAAGAAAAACGCCAAGACTTCAAACGGCGCGCTGCTGATGGTTACAGCGCTGCTGCTGAGCCGGCGTCCTAATGCGCCGTTCTTGATGCTGGCGCCGGTGCACGACGTGGCGGAGATTGCGTTCGAGGCGGCTGCCGGCACGATTGCGCTCGACCCTGTGTTGTCGAAAAAACTGCACGTTCGGCAGCACTTGAAAACGATCATTCACCGCGAGACGAACGCGACGCTGCAGATAATGACGTTCGACCCGGCAGTGGTGACCGGGCAGAAATGCGCGGGCGTACTGATCGATGAGCTGCATGTCGTGGCGAAAATGTCGAAGGCGGCGAGTGCTATACGCCAGTTGCGAGGCGGCATGTTGCCGTTTCCAGAGGCGTTCATGGCTTTCATCACCACGCAGTCGGAGGAAGCGCCGTCTGGTGTGTTCCGCGCTGAGTTGATGAAGGCGCGCGAGATCCGCGACGGTAAGCGAACGGGCGCGATGCTGCCAGTGCTTTACGAGTTTCCGCAGGCGATGCAGAAGGATGCGGCAGTTTGGCGCAATCCAAAGAACTGGCCCATGGTTACGCCGAATGCTGGCAGGTCGGTGACTATCGCGCGGCTGGTGGAGGAGTTTGACGCCGCGCAGTCGACCAGCGAGGAGGAGTTGCGCGCGTGGGCATCGCAGCATTTGAACGTCGAAATAGGCCTGGCGCTGCACTCTGACCGCTGGGCAGGCGCCGATTATTGGGAAGCGCAGGCGCGCCCTGCATTCACGCTCGACGATTTGCTCGAACGCTGTGAAGTAGTGACCGTAGGCATAGACGGCGGCGGTCTCGATGACCTGCTCGGATTCGCTGTCGTAGGGCGAGATGGAGAAACACGCGAGTGGCTGGTGTGGACGCATGCCTGGGCTCATCCGTCAGTGCTGGAGAGACGCAAGTCAGAGGCAGAACGATTCCGCGATTTCGCGCGCGATGGAAATTTGACGCTTGTCCACGAAATTGGCGACGACGTAGCGGAGGTTGCCGCACTCGTGGCGCACTGTGAAGAATCGGGGAAGCTGGATAAAGTGGGCGTCGACCCCGCCGGCATCGGCAGCATTCTCGATGCGATGGTTGAGGCGGAAGTTCCGGCCGAGAAAGTCATCGGCATAACTCAAGGATGGAAAATGACCGGATCGATCAAAACCGCTGAACGGAAGCTGGCGGAAGGCGGCATGATTCACGGCGGACAGCTAATGATGGCATGGTGTGTCGGCAACGCGAAGATCGAGCCGCGAGGAAACGCAGTAATCATTACAAAGCAGGCGGCTGGCTACGCGAAGATCGATCCTTTGCTGGCGCTACTGAATGGCGTTGCCTTGATGTCGCTGAACCCAGAAGCGCAAGGCAGTCTTGCCGATTCGTTGCGAGATCCGATCATCGTATGAAATTACCGCTGGTGGGCAAGGTCCGCGCGCAATTGCAAAGCTGGCTCGGCGTCCCGATCAGCTTGACCAACAGCGATTTCTGGAGTCAGTGGCTGGGCGGCAGCTCGTTCCTGGGCAAGCCCGTCAGCGTCGACAGCGCGCTGCAGAATGCCACCGCCTGGGCCTGCGTGCGATTGATTTCTGAAACCCTGGCCACGCTGCCGCTCGGCTTTTACAAGCGCAACACCGACGGTTCGCGCACGCCGGCGACGACGCACGAGCTGTACGAGATCCTGCACAACCAGCCGAACGCCGACATGACCGCGGTGGTGTTCTGGGAAGTGGTGGTGGCCTCGATGCTGCTGTGGGGCAACGCCTACATCGAAGTGCTGCGCAGCGGCCGCAAAGTGGTGGGCCTGGGCTTTTTGCATCCGGCCTGCGTCACGCGCAAGGCGCTGGCGAACGGCGGCTACGAGTACCGCTATCGCGACAAGCCCGACAGCAAAGAGCGCGTCATCGCCGAAGACGCCATGATGCACATCCCGGCCTTCAGCACCGACGGAGTGTGCGGCCTGTCGCCGGTGGCGTATGGCGTCAACGTGCTGGGCACCGCGATCGAGACCGACCGCGCCAGCGCCGTGACGTTCCGCGACGCATCTAAAGCGACGGGGCTGGTCACTGTTGATTCGGTGCTCAAGAGCGGACAGCGCGACGACATCCGCGCGCATGTGAAAAAAGTGTCAGAGGCCGGGGGCGTCTATGTACTGGAAAAGGGTGCCGGGTATAACAAGCTGGGCTTCGACCCGGTAAGCGCCGAGTTGTTGGCGAGCCGCAGCTACAACGTCGAAGAGATTGCGCGCTGGTTCCGCGTCGATCCAGCGATGATCGGCCACGGCGGCAAGGACAGCAACTGGGGCACCGGCCTCGAGCAGAAAATGCTGTGGTTTCTCACGTTCACCCTGCGCACCTGGTGCGTGCGCATCGAGCAGGCGGTGCGCAAGTGCCTGCTGACGCCGTCCGAGCGCAAGACGTACTTCGCCGAGTTCAACATGGAAGGGCTGCTGCGGGCGGATTCGGCTACACGCGCCGCGTACTTCGCCACGATGGTGAACAACGGTCTCAAAACCCGCGATGAGTGCCGCGCCAAAGAAAACGATCCGCCGATGGGCGGCAACGCCGCGGTGCTTACCGTGCAAAGCGCAATGATCGCCATCGACGACATGGCGAAGGGCACCAATTCCAGCGCCGACGCGCAGAACGCGCTCAAAGCGTGGCTCGGAATCGAACCGTCCGCACAGGAGAAATGATGCGCAAACGTAACATGCCGCAAGCGCGGTCGATCGACCGCCCGCAGGGCCTGCAGTGGGATCTCGCGCCCCAGGCGCTGCAGCGCTGGACGCCCGAGTTGATGGCTGCCGACAAGGCGGACAACACGATCTCCGTGCTCGATGCCATCGGCGTGGATCCGTGGACGGGCGAGGGTGTCACCGCCAAGCGTATCGCCGGCGCCCTGCGCGCGATCGGCGCCGACCAGGACGTGGTGGTCAACGTCAATTCGCCCGGCGGCGACCTGTTTGAGGGCATGGCGATCTACAACCTGCTGCGCGACCACAAGGGCAGCGTCACCGTCAAGGTGCTGGGCATTGCCGCGTCGGCCGCGTCGATCATCGCCATGGCCGGCGACGAAGTGCTGATCGCGCGCGCCGGTTTCCTGATGATCCACAACACCTGGGTGATGGCGATGGGCAACCGCATCGACCTGCGCGAGATCGCCGACACGCTGGAGCCGTTCGACACCGCGATGGCCGATATCTACGCCGCGCGCAGCGGCCTCGACGCCAAGGCCATCGGCAAAATGATGAACGCCGAGACCTGGATCGGCGGCGCGGCCGCGGTGGAGCAGGGCTTCGCCGACGATCTGCTGCCGGCCGACCAGGTGGAAAAAGACACGCAAGCCCGCGGCGACCGCATCGCCGCGCACGCCATCGACCTCGCCCTGGCGAAGGCGGGCATGCCGCGCAGCCAGCGGCGGGCGCTCATTAAAGATTTCAGTACCGGCACGCAGAACGCTGCCGACGACAGCACGCAGATCGCTGCTGAGGATGCAACCGCGTTTTTAACCCTACTTCAGGAGCACACTGTATGAAAACATTTAGCATTGCCGTTCAATTTATCACCGTAGCGCTGATCTACGCGCTCGCTCTACCCAAGGCCATCGGCCTTTCGCTGGTGTATTACCTCGACAGCCTGGCGCTGCACGCGCGCTTCGGTGAAGGTCCGCCCACCGACCTGAAAGCCCTGCACGAAGCCACGGAGAAAGCGCTCGCCAAGATCAGCCAAGACGTCAAGGAGATGGGAGCCAAAGCTCTCGCAGAAGCCAAAAAACACGGCGACATGTACGCGCTGGACAAGCCAAAAGTCGACGAAATGCTGGTGAAACAGGGCGAACTGCAGGCGCAATTGCTCGAAGTGGAGCAAAAGCTGGCCCGCCGCGGCACCGAAGAAAAAGACGCACCAAAATCGATCGGCGGCCAACTGGTCAGCGACGACGCGTTCAAGGCGTGGGTCGAAAGTGACGGCATGCGCACGCATAACTCCAGCTACGTGCACCGCTTCAACGCCACGCTGCTGAGCGATCAGCAAACGCAGCAAAGCACCATTGGTGTGTCGCCCGACATGCAGCCCGGTATTGTCATCCAGCCGAATCAGCGCCTGACGATCCGCGATCTGATCACGCCGGGCCGCACCAGCTCCAACCTGATCGCCTACCTGCGCGAGACGGGCTTCACCAACAGCGCCGCGACAGTATCGGAAGGCACCGTCAAACCCGCCTCCGACATCGCCTACGAGCAGGTGCAGTCTGCGGTGGTCACTATCGCGCACTACATCAAGGCGACCAAGCAAATCCTCGACGACTTCATGCAATTGCAGTCGCAGATTGACGGCCGGTTGCGCTATGGCCTGAAGCTGGTGGAGGAAACGCAACTGCTCAAGGGATCGGGCAGCGGCAACAACCTCAACGGCATCTACACCGCCGCTACGACGTACGTTGCGCCGACCACCGTGCCCAACCCGTCGAAGATCGACCAGTTCCGCCTGATGCTGCTGCAGGCTGAGCTGGCCGAGTATCCGGCGACCGGCATCGTGATGCACCCGATCGACTGGACGGAAATCGAGCTTAAGAAAGACACGCTCGGTCGCTACATCATCGGCAACCCTGTCGGGATGATCAACCCGACGCTGTGGGCGCGGCCGGTGGTCGCTACCAAGTCGATGACGCGCGACACGGGCCTCGTGGGTGCATTCCGCCTCGGCGCGCAGCTGTTTGACCGCGAGGATGCCAACGTGGTGATCGCCACCATGAATGAGGATGACTTCATTCGCAACCTGATCACCATCCGCTGCGAGGAACGTCTCGCGCTGGCGGTGTATCGGCCGGAGGCATTCATCAAATCGACCAACCTGGTCGGCAGCTAATCGCGGCAGGTTGTAACCAGTAGCAACCAGAGGCCCGGAGCGATCCGGGCCTTTTTTATGGAGCATCACCGATGGATGTGACTGCAATCCCGCTTACCGAATTTGTGCATGGCCGCATCAATGCGCGCACCGGCCAAGGTATCCGCATCAACGCACAGCTCGCCGCCGATCTGGAGCGTGCCGGGCTGGTGCGCATCGCGTTCGCGCCGCAGGGGCGGCCCAGCGCCAACCGCACTGAGCAGGGCGGCACGGTGGAGATTTACGAGCCCGCGGCAGACACCGCAAAAAAAGTGCCGGACGATGGGCAGGGGCAACCGTCGTCTGCATCGCCAGCGGCCCCAGCCTCACCGACGAAGATGTCGCCGCCGTTAAAGCGTGGCGCGATCAGGACCGCGAAAACCGAAAAGTGATCGCCATCAACACCACATTCCGCAAGGCCCCGTGGGCCGACGTTCTGTATTTTGCCGACCTGCGGTGGTGGGTCGCATACGGCGCCGAAGTCGAGCGTGCGGTGACTGGCGAGTTGTGGAGTATCGCCGAGCGCCTGCAGGGCGCGATTAACTGGATTCAGGGCGTGGATGAGCAGGGCCTGTCGCACACGCCCGGCCGCATCCACACCGGCAAAAACAGCGGCTATCAGGCCATCGGCCTGGCTTACCTGTGGGGTGCTGCGAAGATCATCCTGCTGGGCTACGACATGCAGAAGGGGCCGAACGGCGAGACGCATTTTCACGGCGACCACCGCGACCCGCTGCCGAACCTCGGCGACCTGCCGACGTGGCGGCAATTGCTGATCCAGCTCGGCGCGGATCTGCGCACCGCGGGCGTCGAAGTGATTAACGCCACGCGCCGCACCGCTCTGACCTGCTTCGAGTGCCTGCCGATAGAGCAGGCACTGTTTGCCCCGGTGCAGATGCCTGCACGGGCGCCGGCGTCCGGTACATCGGCGCTTTGTGTGCCGCCGAAGTTGCTGCCCCTAGAGCACGACGCCTTTCTGCGTGGTCTCGCCGCAGCCCGATTCCCCGCGGCGGGAGAGGTGGCGCCCGGCGCTGACGTTTCCGTGATTTGGGGTAAGGGCATGCTGGGCTACCCCATGCCGACGGGTCGCGCGCTCGTCGCCGAGAACGGCTACCTGCGGGGCAGAGACGGCCAGCAGCATTGCGCATTGGCGCTGAACGGCCACAACGGCGCCGGCGACTGGCCGCAGGGTAGCAGGGCACGCCTGGACGCGCTGGGCGTCACCTTGTCCCCTTGGCGCAAGGATGGCGGGCATGTTTTGGTATGTCCGAGCCGCGGCATCGGCGCGCAGCCCATGCCGCAGGACTGGACGGAAAAAACCGTCGCCGCTTTGCGGAAGTTGACCAAGCGGGAAATCAGGGTAAGGCAGCACCCCGGAAACTGGAAAAAGCTACCAGAACACCCGGACGCGAGTCTCGCGCGCGACCTGGAAGGCGCACATGCTTGCATTATTTGGGCGTCCGCAGCGGGCGTGAAGGCGTTGGCCATGGGCATCCCAGTGATCTACACCGCCCCGCACTGGATCTGCGCAGGTGCCGCCGGCAGCCGGCTGGAAGATATCGAAAAGCCGCTGATGCCCGACCGCCTGCCGGTGTTCGAGCGCCTGGCGTCGGCGCAGTGGTCGCTCGACGAAATCGCCACGGGCGAACCGATCCGCGCGCTGCTCAACCTGCAGCCACTCACCGTGCTGTGCGTGTTGAAATCCGGTGGCGACTACAACGCCGAGTACGTGCGCAAATTGCGTGACGGCGTGGCGAAGAACCTGACGCTGCCGCACCGCTTTGTGTGCCTGAGTGATGTCGAGGTGCCGTGCGAGCGCATCCCGTTGAAACACAACTGGAAAGGCTGGTGGTCCAAGCTCGAAATGTTCCGCCCCGATGTGATCCGCGGCAAAACACTGTATCTCGATCTCGATACCGTAATCACCGGCAAGCTCGACGCGGTGATGACCATTCCTCACGACTTTTCCATGCTCAACATCCGCGCCAAAGACGTGAAAGTCGGCAACTCCGGCGCCATGTGGTTTGCACGCGCCCAGCCGCACGTCTACCAGCGCTTCGCCGAAAAGCCCGATTACTGGATCGACTACCACGTCAAGCACGCCGAAAACCGCTACATGGGCGACCAGGCGTTCATCAGCGACTGCTTCGAGCACATCCCCAAGCTGCACCAGGCGCTGCCGGGGTTTTTCCAGTCATTCAAGTACGACCGGCTGCAGGAAAAAGTGCCGCCCGAGTGCGCGGTCGTGTGCTTCGGCGGGCCTCCGCGCCCGCATCAGGCCGGCGGATGGGTTAAGCAGGTGTGGGTATGAGCAAGAAGTTGTCTCTGATCTGGCCCTACTGGCAGCGCGAAGCCGTAACCGACAAAGCCTGCCACTTGCTCGCCCAGCACTACGCCGATCTCGACATGGAGTTGATCATCGTAGACGACGGCAACGCGCTGCCGTATCAGCCACCGGCGATGCCGTTTCGCGTGCAGGTGGTGCGGCTGCCGCAGAAGTCCGGCCCGCTTAACCCGTGCGTGCCGCTCAATCGCGGTGTGGCTGCGGCGCATGGCGACATCATCGGGCTGTCGTGCCCCGATCACCTGCACACCACGCCGATCCTGCGGCAGATGATCGCCGAGCTGGGCGACGACCCGAAAAAGTATGTGCTGGCCGCAGCATGGCACGCCGAAAAGCAAGTGTGGCATTGCCACAGCACGCGCAACCGCCCGAACGATGGTGATGTCGGCTCGATGCTGCCAAAGGGCGCGGATTACCACTTTATGGCCATCATGCACCGCAGCCTGTGGGACGACACCGGCGGCTTCGATGAAGATTACCGTGACGGCGCCGGCTACGACGACCCGGATTTCGTCATGCGCCTGCAGCACGCCGGCGCAAAGTTCTGCATGCGCGACGACCTGGTGGTCGAGCACGTACGCATCGGCGCGCAGTCGGGCTGGACGCCGGAAATGTTCCGTCGCAACCGGCAGATTTTTCTCAACAAATGGCGCGGCGGCATGGAGTTCAAACATGGCTGAAGCACGCGTCATCAGCGCCAACACTACAGAGCCGATCCTGCTCGACGAGGCCGCAGAAAATCTGCGCGTTACCGCGGGTAGTGATTCGCCGGCGGATTACCCCGAGGCCGCGCGCATCCGGCGCCTGATCACGGCCGCGCGCCAGGCGTGCGAGCAGGAGCTGGAATTGTCGCTGGTGTTCAAGACGCTGGAGATATCGCAGGAGTCTTTTTACCCGTACGTGATTGAACTGCCGCAAGGCCCGGTGCGGTCGGTCGTGTCGGTCACGTATATCGACTCGTATGGCGTCGATCAGGTCGTGTCCGCCGCCGATTATCGGGTTGTTGCGCACAAGGGGCTGGTGGTGCCGCTGTATGGTGAATCCTGGCCGGTGGCGCGCTGCGATGTCGATTCCGTGCGCGTGCGCTACACCGCCGGCTATCCGTCGGCGGATTCCCCGGCCGACGTGGTGCCCGAGCCGATCCGGCAGGCGATGCACCTGTTTATCGGCCACTACTTCACCAACCGCGAGGCGGTGGATGCTGACAACCTGATGGAATTGCCGCTTGGGGCGCGGTATTTGCTCGCAAAATACAGGCAAGGTTTAGGGGTATGAACCTGCGCGCCGGGCGCCTGCGCCACCGCATAGTCATCAAGCGCCGCGTCGACACCAAAGACGGCACCACGGGCGCGGTGACAGTGACCTGGGCCGAATTCGCCACCGTCATGGCCGAGATCGTGCCGCTGTCGGCGCGCGAGTTCGTCAACGCCGCGCAGATGGCATCCAACATCGCTGCACGCGTCACCATTCGCCGCCTGGGGGGCGTGGTGCCGTCGATGCGTATTGAGCATGAGGGCACCCTCTACAACATCGAGGGCGTGCTGCCGGACATGAAAAGCGGCCGCGAGTGGGTCACGCTGCCGGTCAGCGCCGTGGTGAACGGGTAAGCGTATGGCCAGCCTCGATATCAAGCTGACCGGCGACCTGACCTCCGGCCTCGACGCGCTGGAAAAGCGCGTGAAGGAAGAAGTGCTGGTGTCTGGCGTGGCGGCAATGGCGCGCGTCATCTACGACGAAGTGAAAGTGAACGTGGGCCGCGTCGGCGTTAAAACCGGCAGGCTCTCCGGCGCCGTGTACCGTTACTACTCGCCGAAGCGCTCGACCGAGTATGTCAAAACTTACTTTGTCGGCGCGAACCACCGCAAGGCGCCGCACTGGCACCTGATCGAATATGGTCACTGGCAGACGCACCAGGTGGTGCAACTCGCCAGCGGCGCGTGGGTAACGCTGAAAGACCGCCCGCTGGCGCAGCCGAAGTGGATCCCGCCGAAGCCCTTTATCCGCCCGGCAGCCGACCACCTGGGCCGCGCGATTGAAGCCGGCAAGGCGCGCATGGCCGTGGTGATGGCCAAGGGCAGCGGCGGTGAGGTGAAAGCATGACCCTGGAAGCCACCCTCTACGACGCGCTGGATTCGCTCGCCGGCGGACGCGTTTACCGCGATCGCGCGCCACAGACGCAGACCACGCTGCCGCACATCACGTTCACCGGCGTGGGCGGGCAGTCGATCAACTTTGTCGACAGCGCCACGCTGCCGAGCAAGCGCAACGCGCGCATCCAGGTCAACGTGTGGGACACCACGCGCGATGCGGCGAACGCGCTGGCATTGCAGGTGGAAAACGCGCTGCGGGCATATCTGTCGCTGCAAACCACAGTGCTGGGCGCGCCGGTGTGGCTGACGGTGGATGACCAGGAACTCTACGGAACCATGCAGGATTTTAGCGTGTGGGCCTGAGCCAAGTTTTGTAATCGCCCATCCGGGCAAATGTGATCGACCGGCTTAACCGCCGGTTTTTTTATTGTTGAAAGGAAAACACCATGAGCGTTTCTCTGCCGAACGGAACTACTATTTCCATTGCGTCCGGATACGGTGCGGTCAAAACCATGTCCGCCCTGTCGAACGCCAACCCCGCCATTGCCACGTTGCAGTCCTCGCACGGCGTTGCGGACAATGACTACATCGAAGTCACATCGAACTGGTCGCGCCTCACGGATAAAATCCTGCGCGCGTCGCTGGTCAGTTCGCCCGGCGACAACGATGTCGGGTTGGCCGGCTACGATACCTCGTCCACCACCATCTATCCGGCAGGCTCCGGCACGGGTTCGGTGCGTGAAATTACCGGCTGGACGCAACTGTCGCAAATCCTCACCAGCCAGAGCAGCGGCGGCGAGCAGCAATTCACCGAATACCAGTTCCTTGAATCCGATGCGAAAAAGCGCATCCCCACGTTCAAGAATCCGGCCGGGCTGTCGTTCAACATCGCCGATGATCCGACGCTGGCCGGCTACATTCTGGCTTCAACGGCCAACGACGACCGGCTGCCGCGCGCGGTGAAGGCGGTATTGCCGTCCGGGGCGATCATCCTCTACAACGCCTACATCAGCCTCAATAAGACGCCGACGCTCACGGTGAACGAAGTGATGGCCGTCGAGGTCACGCTGTCGTTGCTGAACGAGCCGGTGCGCTACACCTCGTAATGGCGAAGCTCAAGCTGGTTGCAGACCCGACCTTCAAGGGCGTGGTGAGTATTCCGGTGGCCGGTGCGGAGCCGGTGAATGTGGAATTCACATTCAAGCACCGCACCAAGCCCGCCCTGGATGAGTTCGTGAAATCTCGCGAGGGTAAGACCGACACTGAATCTGTGCTCGATACGGTCATCGGGTGGGAATTGTCAGACGAGTTCACGCCGGAGAATGTCGGCCTGTTGTGCGACAACTACGCCGGGGCCGGGCTCGCGATATTCCGTGCCTACATCGACCAGCTGATAGCAGGCAAAGCAAAAAACTGAAAGCCGTCTCGGCCGCGCTTTACTCGAAAGGGGTGAGCGCGGACGAGGCGGCTGCTTTCGGCCTGACGGTAGATGAGGCGGGCGGCCCGGATGTCATCGTGTGGCCCGACAACCTGCCGGCCGTGAATTGCTTTATCCAGCTTGGGACTCAATGGCGCGTGGGCATGGCCGGGGCGACCGGGCTGGATTACGCGGCGGTTCCGTTTGTGATGCGCACGGCCGGCATCCCGCGTGCGGAGTGGCACGACGTATTCGATTCCATTCGCACCCTTGAAGCGGCGGCACTTGAAACCATGAAAGGCACCAAATAATGGCAGACGTGATTGGCCGCGGCGTCATCGAGCTGTCGACGGACGGCCAGAAACTGCGTGGCGGTGTCGATGAGGCCAAAAAGAGCCTCAACGAACTCGGCATCACCGCGCAGAACGCCACCAAATCGGCGTCCGCGTCGATCGACCGCTATGTGCGCTCGCTGGGCGTGGCTGCCGTCACCAGCGGCCAGACCGCACGCCAGCAGGAGCTGTTAAAGCTCGGGCTGCGCGGCGCCACCGATGCGCAGTTAAAGGCGGCGGATGCCGCGCTGAAACTGACAGAGGCGCACGAAAAAGGCGTTGCCATCGGCGAGCGGGTGCGCGCCAGCTTCATCGCCATCGGCCTGGCCGCCGGCACCGGCCTGATCGCCGCTGCGGCCGCGTTCAACCAGCTCGTCAATGGCGCGGGCAAGTTTCAGGACATGGCCGAAAAAATCGGCGACTCTGCCGAAAATCTTGCGTCGCTGGCGGTGGCGGCCAAGGTGGGCGGCATCGAAATGGATGCGATCACCGCCGCATCCGTCAAACTCACCAAGGGCTTGACCGGCGTCGACGACGAAACCAAGGCCGCAGGGGCAGCCGTCACAGCGCTCGGCCTCGATCTGGCGAACTTCAAAACACTTGCGCCTGCGGCGCAGTTCGAAGCGGTGGCCAAGGCGCTGGCCGGATTCGAAGACGGCACGCAAAAAACCGCCGTCGCGGTCGCATTGTTCGGCAAAGCCGGCGCTGAAATGCTGCCGTTCCTGAAAGAGCTGGGGCAGGGTGTCGGGCGGCAGAACATCCTGACGTCAGAGCAGATCCGCCTGGCCGATGAATATTCAGACAAGCAGGCGCGCAATCGTGCGCTGATCACGGCCAATGCGCAGGCCATCGCCACCGAAATGCTGCCGGCCTACAACGCGCTGACGGTCGCGATCAACGACGCGATCAAGGGCATCGCCGGCATCAACGAAAGCCAGAAAGGCCTCGGCAACAGCACCGGCATACAGGACTTTGCGAACGGCGCCGTCAAGGCGGTGGCGTTTGCTGTGGATTCGATAGACGGCCTGATCCGCGTCCTGCAGCTTGCCTACATTCAAATCAAGCTAACCGCATCGGCGGCTGAATCCATAGCCGCTATCGCCAGGGCAGCGAACCCCGTCACCGGCAATATTGACTTTTTGACCGGCAAGGGCAGCCCGGTCAATAACATTAAGGCGGCGCGCGCACAGCTTATTGATGACGCGAAAAATGCAGCCAGTGAAGCGGACAAAATCTTACAGCGCCCGACATTGGGGAGGCTACTGGACAATCGTTTGGCGGAGTTGCAACGCGATAGATCAATTTATGACCCCGGCGACAAGCAAACTACAAGACGAACGCTGAATTTCAGCGGAGCCGCCGACAAGTCAAAGAGCGGTGCCGACACCGCAGCACAGGAAGCCAAAGCCCGCCTCGCCGCCGATCTGGCCGACATCATCAGCACCTCCCGCGTCATCGAAAACACGTTCCAGAATCAGGAAAAGGTGATGGAGGCCCGCCGCGCTGCTGGGCTGGTTGAAGATCGCGAGTACTACGAGGAAAAGCGCAATTTCATCGAACTGACCAGCATCGCGCAGGAATCCGCGATCGAAGCGCAGATCGCGCGCCTGCAGAAAGAAGTGTTCACCGGCAAGGACGCAGCCAAAAATGAAATCGACAACGCCAAGGAAATCGCCAAGGCGCGCGAAAAGCTGAACGAGATCCGGCAGAACGGCGCCACCGGCCTGCAGGTGCTGTCGATTCAGGAAGAAGCCGCCGCGGTCAAGCTGAAGCAGTCGTATCTGGATGCCGAGGCCGCCGCGCAGTCCTATCTCGACACGCTGATCCGCGCGAACAACCTGCAGTTATCTGGACAGGGCGTCGGAAACAAAGAGCGCGAGCGCCAGTCCGGCCGCGCGCAAATTGAGGACCGATACAGCACGCAACTGCAGCAGCTTGCTCGCGACCGTCGCGAAGCCGAATTGCGCGGGCCGCTGGGCACCGATGCGCAGAAAAAATACGACGACGAACTCGACCGCATCAAACGCTTCAGCACACTGGCGTTGCAGGAATATGACCGCTACTACCAGGCGCGGCTCAATGGTGAGGCGGACTGGTCAGTCGGCGCGATCGAGGCGCTGCGCAACTATGGCGACGAGGCGCGAAATGTCGCCAAACTGACGGAGGACGTTTTCACCGGAGCATTCAAAAAACTGGAAGATTCCCTTACGGAATTTTTAACCAAAGGCAAAACGGACTGGCGGTCATTTGCTGACTACGCAATCACAGAACTAAACCGCATTGCAGTGAAAAAAGCGCTGGGAGAGCTGGCAGATCAATTCTCATCCGGCACCGGGTTTATTGGGAAAATCGCATCGTCGGTGGGATTGGGTAGCGCCGCATACGAAGGCGTTGCCGGGGAAGCAATTGCCGAAGCGCTCGTCGGTTCCTTCGCCGCCGGCACCGACTACGTGCCGCGTACGGGCCTTGCCCTGGTTCATCAGGGCGAGCGGATCACGCCGGCCGCAGAGAATAAGAACTGGGACACACAGCAAGCGCCACGGCCGATCGCGATCACCATTTCGCAATCGTTCGCGCCCGGCACCGACGGCAGAACGGTAAATCAGGCGGCGGCAGAAACAGGCCGACAAGTGCAACGCGCCGTGGCGAGGTTTAGCTGATGGCAAAAATCACCGTGTATGCCGATGTGATCATGCCGAACAGCGTCATCAGTGCCGGCATCAGCGGCAAGCTAATCCGCAAAAACCGGCGTGCTGCTGCGCAGGATGGCCGCCAGCAGATCACCGCGATCTGGAGCAACACGCTGCGCCAATTCACGGTCGGTACCTGTCCAATGACCGTGGCGCAGTGGCAGGCCCTCGAAGGGCTGTATGAGGTCACCGACGCCGGCACATACGGGTTTCTCATGCAAGACCCAAAGGATTGCAGCGCTGATCATACGACCGGCAAGGTCAGCGCTATGGGCGTCGGATCGCCGGATACCTATCAACTCGTCAAGCGCTACACCTCCGTCGGCTCGTCGCGCACCAAAGACCGGACTATCCGCAGGCCGAAAGCGGTCGGCTTCATCCTCAAAATATCTGGCGCGCCGACAACCTCTTTTACGCTCAACGCGGATACCGGCGTGCTGGCAATACCGGCACAGCCTGCCGCTGCTGACGTTACCTGGTCGGGCATTTTCTACGTGCCGGTGCATTTCGCCAACGACGATATCGATTGGGATCTGGTGCGTGCAGGGCAGGCGGATACGCGGCTGATGGCCGGCCCGTCCGTAGTGCTGGATGAAGTGCGCGAATGAAAGTATTCAGCCCGGCACTTGCCGCGCACTACGCGCTGGGCAGTAACACGATGGCGCACGGACTCAAGATCACGCGCGAAGATAGCGAGGTATTCGCCTACACCAGCCACGATGTCAGCGACGAAATAGACGGCGTTACCTACGAGGCCGAGGGGCTGGACGTAAGCAACATTGTGATTCAGACCGGCCTTGCAGTCGGCAATCTCGAACTCACCGCGCTCGACGATGGCACGATATTCACCAAGGCCGACATACTCGGCGGGCAGTGGCGCAATGCCGCATTCACGCTGATCCACTACAACTACGAGGATTTAAGCGGCGGCGTGAATACACTGCTCGCCGGCACCATCGGCGAAGTGCAGATGTTGCAGAACAAAATCACAGCAGAGTTGCTCGACTTGCGCCAGTACGTGCAGCAGGAGGTCGTGCGCGTCACGAGTTTCAACTGCACCTATCGCCTGTTCAGCACCGACAAGAATCGCGGCGGATTGTGCCGGGTTGATCCTGTGCCTTACACATATCCCGGGTCGGTCACGTCGGTCGATAGCAACGCGGAATTTTCCGACACGGCGGCGGTGCAGGTATCGGACTTTTTCGGTGCTGGCTCGGTCGAATGGCTGACCGGCTTGAACGCTGGCCGTTTCGCAAAAATAACCGTGTTCGAGTCCGGCGCATTCACGCTCGAAACGCCAATGATTCAGGAGGTGCAGGTCGGGGATACCTTCATCGCCGTTGCCGGCTGCCGCAAGCGGTTGATCGAGGATTGCGTCGGCAAATTCTCGAACGGCATCAACCACGGCGGGCAGCCTTATATGCCAAGCCAGGATCGCGTAACCAAGCGCAACGCGGTGGCTGTATGACGACGCGCGCCGACGTCATCGACTGCGCGCGATCGTACCTCGGCACGCCGTTCGGCCACATGCAGCGCAACCCCGGGCCGCGTGGCGCGCTCGACTGCATCGGCCTCATCGTGTGTACGATGCGTGATTTGGCTCTGTGCATGCCGGATTGGGACGTCGAGCCGTATGGACCTGTGCCAGATGGCGTGCGCATGCTGGCCGAAGCCGACAGGTATCTGCTGCGCATCGAGCGCGAGGAAATGCAGGCTGGCAATGTGGTCTGCGTGCAAGCCGACGAGCACCCGACGCACCTGGGCATAGTCGGCGTGCATCCGGTTTTCGGCGTGCTGTCCATCATCCACGCGGCCAATAACGCGCACCCGCCGCGAGTCGTGGAAACGCGGTTAATGTTCCACGAACGATGCCGCTTTGTAGCGGCATTTTCAATTCCGGGCGTCGTGTAATGGGCGCGCGAATAATTCTCGCCGTTGTCGGCGGAGTTATCGGCTCAGTAGTTCCTGGCATTGGAACTTTGGCCGGAATTGGTATCGGCAGCGCAATCGGCGGTCTCATCCAAGGGCCGCCCAAAGTCCCGGCGCAAGGCCAATACGGCCAGAAACCGGGAAACCTGAACGTACCCACAGTCGGCTTCGGCCAACCGATTCCGCGCGCGTGGGGCAGTCCGCGCCTGCCACCGATTTTCGCGTATCTGTCCGAGCCGCGCACAATTTCACACACCGATGTTCAGCAGTCCGGCGGTGGCGGCAAAGGCGGAGGTTCGCCGACCCAGACCACAGTGACGGTCACCTACACGCAGGATGTTGATGTACTGATCCTGCTATGCGACAACGAAATCCTCGGGGTGTCGCGCATCTGGATCGACGGCGAGTTGATCTGGACGCCGCAGACAGTCAGCACGCCGCATTGGGACCGCATCACGATTTATCCGGGCGCGTCGGATCAGTTGCCTGACCCGGTATATGAAGATGCCGTCGGCGCCGCAAATGCGTCGGCGTACCGTGGCATGGGCGGCGTGTTCATTGAGTCGTGGCACCTTGGCAACTCCGGCCAGATGCGCATGCTCACGTTCGAGGTCTATACCAAAGCGACCTATGTCGACTACAGCACGCTCAATGCGGCGGACACCAGCGCGGATTTGACGCTGAGCGATGATCTGCTATCCGCAACGCACACGAGTTTAACGACTGTGGATGGCGGGACCTACGCCACGTCGCGCGCTGCCCTGGGCTTGACATCCGGGAAATGGTATTGGGAGGTGACATTTTCCGTTAAGGCTACTTTTGCTTTTATCGGCGTGGATGACGGAGACAGCAACCTGCAGCACTACGTCGGGCAGGAAACGCACGGCAGGGGTTATGCGAGCGCCAACGGCAACAGGTACGATGGCAGCGGCGGCGGCGGCACCGCATACGGCGCTACCTGGACAGCGGGCGACGTTATCGGAGTGGCGCTGGATCTGGACACCGGCTATATCACGTTCTACAAAAACGGCGTATCGCAGGGCGCGATTTTGCTTTCGCTGCCGGGGGCGCTTTACCCTGCTGTCAGCACGCTTTCTCTGAATGACGTATTCACGGTGAATTTCGGGCAGTCCGCGTTCGCTTACCCAGTACCTACTGGATACAACTCTGGTTTCTACTCTACCGAATACAGCCCGACGGCAATTGTCACGCCGGGCACCGAAGCGCTTGAGGATGTGGTGAGCGACATTTTCCTTGCGCTCGGGTTGACCGTGGATCAGTTCGACGTGAGCGAACTGGCAACGCTTACCAAGCCCGTGCGGGCGCTGTCAGGAATACCGAATCGCGCCATGCTGGAAATGCTGGCGACGGCTTACTACTTCGATTATGTGATGTCCGGCAGCGTTATCAAATGCGTGCCGCGCGGCGGTGCGTCGGTCATGACGATACCCTATGCCGACCTCGGCGCGGCTATGGGAGACCAGCCCTCAGAGCCGTTCTTGCTCAGGCAGGCTACGGACATAGAGTTGCCCGCGAAAGTCTATATCGGCTTTCACAACATGAGCAATGACTACCAGGACGGCCTGGAAGATAGCGACCGCCTGCTGACTGCGGTAACGAATACTACCGCATCCATTCAGCTTGACATTGGGCTGACTCCAGCGGAAGGGAAGGGCATCGCGGTAACGGTTGCGGCAGATCAGAAGCTCGCCCTCATCACCGCACCGATTGCGCTGCTCGGCGACTATTCCGCGCTGGAACCCACGGACGTTATCACGATCACGGACAGGGACGGCGATCTGTTCGACATGCGCATTGTCCAGCTAAAGGGCCAGTATCCGCTGATAGAGCTTGATCTGGTGCTGGACGATCCGAACATCCTGATCGACGAAGCCGAGACGAACACGGACTACACCTCAAGCGACGAGGTGGCGGCGATACCCGACGCGCTGATGGAGTTGATGGACATACCCATCCTGCGCGATGCTGATGACGACTGCGGCATCTATGGGGCGCTCAAAGGTGACGGCACGCCGTACCCCGGCGGCTCGATCTTCCGTTCGCCGGATTGGGTGACTTACAGCGGCGTGGCTGATGTTGGAGAGTCTGCGGTGTTCGGTAACTGTGACACCACTCTCGGTGACTGGACGGGGCCGCGCGTGTTCGACCACACGCACATACTTCGCGTTGACGTTGGCGCAGGTGAACTGTCGAGCGGCACGCGCGACACTGTGCTGAATGACGGCGGTGCGAATCTGTTGCTGGTTGGCTCTGAGGTTATCCAGTTTATATCTGCCGAACTCATTTCAACCGGCATATACGATTTGACCGGCTTGCTGCGAGGCTGTCGCGGAACAGAGTGGGCGATGGTGGATCACGCCGCCGATGAGCGTTGCGTGCTGCTGCGCCCCGCCGGCCTGCGACGCATCAATCTGATCAATTCACAGCTCGGTCTCGAATTCTTCTATAAGGGCGTGACTTTCGGACGCACGTTGAGCGGCGTGACTGCGGAGCCGTTCACCGATACCGGCGTCGGCAAGAAGCCGTTTTCTCTGGTGGGTATCCGCGCGGCGCGCGACAGCTCGAACAACATTGTATTTACCTTGCAGCGCCGCAGCCGCTACTCCGTTCGCATGATCGGATCGCTCGGAATCAGCCTGCCATTGGGCGAGGAATTAGAGCGATACGAGATAGACATTTATACCGACGACACCTATTCCACGCTGGCGCGCGCGACACCCATAGTCGCCACCAGCGCAACCGTGGCCTACAGCGCCGCAGATCAGACAACTGACGGATTGACGCCAGGCGATCCCGTGTATGCCCGCGCGTACCAGATATCCGCCACCGTGGGACGCGGTTACAAACTTGAGGCGACTGTATGAACTTCCAAAACGTGAATGCTTCGGCCAGCCCCGAAGTGCAGATGAATGAGAACTTCGAGACTATCGATTATTCGAGCGTCTACGGCAAACGCCAGCCGGTCACGGATGCGCTGACCTGGGGCTACTACGGCGGCCGCTGGGCTGGCTTCTCCGTGGCGGAAGGTACGCTGACGCTAACAGACAGCACCACAAACTACGTGGTGGTGTTGCGCAGCAACGGCGTAATTAGTGTGAGCACCAGCAACACCAACTGGAACGACACCACAAGCTACGCCCGCGTCTACAAGATCACCACATCTGGAGGATTGGTTTCCGCCGTAGAGGATCATCGCGCGGGTGCTGGCGGAGTGCACGGCGGCCCCGCGGCGAGCGGTGGCACCGAGCTGAAGGGCCTGACCTTTACCAGTGATACAGGATCGACCGCCGACAGCGATCCCGGCAACGGTCTCTTCAAGTGGAACAACGCCACGCAGGCCTCGGCCACGTTCCTCTATTTCGACAACCAGACCGCCGACGCGGTGAGCCTGGCCACGCTATGGGCATCACTCGCGTCTACTGGCTTTATTTACCTTCAGCAGTCTGACGACGCCTCGAAGTGGCAGTTGTGGAAGTGGACCGCGGCGCCCACCGACGGAACCGGCTACCGCAAGTTCGCCGTGACGCTGCAGGCCTCGGGCGGTTCGATTGCCGACGATAAAACCGTTTACTGCAATTTTCAGAGTGATAACCCCGATGCGGCCGGCGGTATTGGAAAGCACGCAATCCCGATCATGGCGGCGGCGATAGCGCCAAGCTATACCGGCGGCTGCGCGGCGCTGGCTGTTATTGCGTCGGCAAGCGACAAGCCCGACATCATCACTATCGACTTCGATCCGACGGTGCAGGAATACGCACAGTTTGCGATCCCGATGCCAAAAAGCTGGAATGAAGGCACGGTGACGTTCAAGCCGATATGGAGTCACGCGGCGACCATAACCAATTTCGGCGTGGTGTGGAGCCTGCAGGCGGTTGCGATCAGCGACGATGACACAATAGCTGTTGCATTCGGCACGGTGCAAACCAGCACCGATACCGGCGGCACTACGGATGATATCTACGTCGGGCCGGAATCTTCGGCCATTACCGTGGCCGGCACTCCAGCGGCGCAGGATGTGGTGTTTTTCCGCATATCGCGCGTGGTGGGGGATGGCGGCGACACGATGACGATTGACGCTCGGCTGCACGGCATCATTCTTTATATCACGACAGACGCGGAGAACGACGCTTGATACCGACAATGTGGCTGGGCGGAATGGGCCGCAGTGGAACGGCCGCGCCAGGTCTTGGCGGGGGCGGCGGAGTAGGCGGCGGCGGGACTCCAAGCCGCTCGGTTTTGATGACCCTCGACTATGCGTACAACGGCATGCCGTTCTGCCGCGTAGAGGCCAAGCCGCTCGGCACGATGTCACTGGATTACGCCTTTAACGGAATGCCGTTCGCGGCCACACAATAATGTCATACACCAGCGCGACCTTTTACCTCGACACCGAGAGCGGCAGCGACACCGCGCGCAGCGCGTTGCTGACGTGCGTGGCATCCAATCCAGCCGGCAGCACAACGCGCATCAACAAGACTGCGCATGGCTTGGTGACCGGCGCCGTGGTCGATCTCACGCTGTTCACCGCATGGCTGAATGCCGCGTGGAAGCTCACCGTGTTTGATGCAGACAACTTTGATCTCGATGGGGCGGTGTGGCAGGCCACGGCGGACGCGAATGGCACGGTGACACCACGCGGCGGATCGAGCAAGGCCGATGCGTTTCTGACCTTTTCAACCGTTGCGGGCAAGATGGCTGCGGGCGATACCTGCCGGGTGAAGGGCAGCCCGTCGCCCACGTCGCTGGGCATTAACGGCACCTGGACGAACGGGCCGCTGGCGGCGACCATCGTACCAACCAGCAGCACGAACGCAACGCCGATTGTGATGACCAAGTCGGGCCACGGCCTGGCCACGGGTGACACCATCATCGTCAACGGCCACACGACGAACACCAAGGCAAACGGTGTGTGGGACGTGACGGTTTCCGGCAATGACTTTACGCTCCTGAATGCGGACGGCACCAACAGTGTGGGCAATGGCGTCGGCGGCGCCACAGGCACGTTCCGCAAGATCACGAACTGCCGCGTCAAGCTCGCGTCGGCGCTCACCAAGAACATCGCGCTGTGCGGCAACCAGGGCACCAAAACCAACTGGACGGCCATCACCTCGCCCGGTGTGAACGTCTGCACCGTCATCACGTCCGACTTCAAAGAGGGCGGCGAGTGCCAGCAGATCGCGGTGGCGGCGGCGCACACCACCGGACTTGCCGCATTTTTCGCCACCGGCACGCTGGACCTGTCCAGCTACCAGCAAGTCACGTTCTGGGTGAAGCAGACCTCCGGGACGGTGGCGATAGCGGGCGATGCGTCGATACGCCTTTGCACGGCAGTCGATGGCACGAGTTCAGTGCATACGGTTGCGATCCCCGCGCTCGCCGCGCTCAACCAGTGGGTGCCGGTCACGGTCGATCTGACGACGAATCTGAATGCTGCAGTGGCCTCCGTTGCCCTCTATATCGACACGGATCGCGGCGCGCAGACCTTCCTGCTGGACAACATTCTGGCCGTTAAAGCGGCGGGCAATGACAGCCTGTCCCTCATCAGCCTGATCGGCAAAAACACCGGCACCGAGACCTGGTGCGCGATCCAGTCGATTAACTCGACGCGCGTGATGTTGGATAAAGTTGTCAACACCATACCGGCCGCCTCACCTCAGCGCGGCTACACCGGCACCACGGAAACGGTTACGGCCTATAAGCGAGAGACCTTCGCCACCACGCTGGCGGCGTCAGCCACGGCTACGGTGGTGAGCATTTCTCCCACAGGCACGAGCGGCAACGTGGTCACCTATTCCGGCGGATGGGATCGCACCGCCATGACCACGCAGAATCTGGAAACGTGGTTCGACGGCCGCAACGGGTTCGGGCGTGGCTTCCTTTTCGCTACGAAAAACTACATGGCGCTGGACAAGATATCAACCGTGCGCTACGGCGACGGCATCTATGTAGGCAGCAATCAATCGACAGAACTCACGATTACAGGCGGGCATCACAACAACAACACATCGAACGGCGTGGACGTGGCGCAGGGCGTACGCGTGAATGTTTCTGCAGTGGCGGCGAACTACAACGGCACGAGCGGGGCGCTATTCGACGACAACGGCGGCGTCGGCACCAACACCTACCAGTGCGGCATCGGAACGCTGACGGATGCTTCAGGCAACGGCAGTCACGGCGTTAATACCCAGCTCAGTGTGCTTGGCTACACGGCTGATACCATCACTCGTGCGAATAATAATGGCGGAACGGGCGTGCTGTTTCAGGGCGGCACTCTTGGCGTGGTAAATGGTCGAATCAAAACCATCACGGCAGCAAATGACAACGCGACTGCCGGAGTTCGTCTAGGCGAATCACATAACTGCGAAGTGCAGTACATCGGCGCGGCCAACAACAACGGCACGTATGGGCTTGACCTTGGGAGCGGAGGCGGTCACAAAATCGGCAAGGTAAGCACGTCCGGTAATACAACGGCAGGCGTTGGATTCACTGCCGCGACCGCGCCTTCGTACATCCGCAGCGGCACCTTTGCCGACAGCACGCCGGTGGCAACGGCATCGGCGAAGCGCGACTCGCGCCTGTGCGTGAGCGCGTATGGTGGCGTGGTGGGCGACAGCCGCATCTTTACCGACGGCGGCAGCATCGTCTCGCAGACCGCCGTGCGCTATTCCGGCACAGGTCAGGCGTGGCAGTTTTCACCGACCAGCGCAGACCGCAATATCTACGAGCCGCTCAACATGCACGTGGCGCAGATCGCCGTGGCGGCGAGTTCGCTGGTGACGGTGAGCGCGCGCATGCGTCGCTCGAACACCGGGCTGACCTTCGGCCTGCTATGCAAGGGCCGCCAGATCGAGGGCGTTGATAGCGACGTTCAAACGCTGATGACCGCAGTCGCCGATACGTGGGAACTGGTGACGATCACCTTTACGCCGACAGAGGCCGGGGTGGTGCAGGTCGAGGCGTTCGCGTATGGCGGCACGACCTACAGCGGCTACATCGACGATCTGACGGTTTCGCAGGCTTAACAAAGGGACACAACATGGAATGGCTCGAAGCATTTTTAGCAGCCGCCGGACTTAAATTCAAAGTGGTGATCGCGGGCGCTATGGGCGCGTTCATCAGCTTGCGATTCTTCGATGACCTCAAGACGTGGGAGCGCTGGACAACCTTTGTCGGCGGCTGGGCTATAGCGTCTTGGGGATCTGAGGGCGCGGCATATTTTTTACAAGTTCGTCAGCCGACTCTGGAATCAGGAATAGCCCTGACGCTTGGCCTGTTCGGCATGGCGGTCGCCGCGGCGGTGATGAAACTCATCAAGGACACAGACTGGTCTGGAATGTTAAAGGCGATAGCCAGCTTCAAGATCGGAGGCGGCAAATGAACATAGCGCTGGCTGATTTGGTAGTGTTCTGCGCGCTGGTTGTTTTTGTTGTGTGCTGCGTTTTGGTATTGCATCCAGACTACGAGGACGGGTTAATCGGCAGAGTCGCTCTGGCGGTAATCGCCGTCGCTTCATTCGGGAGATTTGCAACGGTGATCTCTGGCACGTCCGAGGCGGTGAGCAACGTAGGTTCGCTGCTCTGGATCGGGCTCGCAGCCTTCCTGACGCGCCATATGTGCAATTTTTTGAAGCGCAAGGATGCGCCAGGCGCGCGGAAGATAGCGAAATGAGGATTACGCCATGATCAACCGCCAATCGTTTTTCGATTACGTCCGCACAAACCTATTCGCCGCCAAAATGCTGCAATCGCAGGTTGACGGCATCACCGGCATTCTGGATGCCTGGGAGGGCGGATGGAACGAACCAGACGAACGCAAGCTGGCCTACATGCTCGCCACCGCGCACCACGAAACCGCCATGACCATGCAGCCGATAGCCGAATACGGTCACGGCAAGGGAAGGATGTACGACCAAAGATTGAAGCAGAACGGATCAACCTACATCGACACGCCGGAAATATTTTACGGGCGGGGGTATGTTCAACTGACTTGGTACGAAAACTACCAGAAAGCCGGGGGGCTGCTCGGGATTGACCTGCTGCATTACCCGGAACTGGCGATGGAGCCGGCGAACGCGGCTCGGATCATGTTCCTTGGAATGCGCGACGGCTGGTTTACCGGGGTCAGTCTGAAAAACTATTTCAACGAAACCAAGGGCGATTGGGTGAACGCGCGCAGGATCATCAACGGCACCGACTGCGCGGAGAAGATTGCCGACTACGGGCGCAAGTATCACGCGGCTTTGCTGGCCGGGAGTGACTTCACCGACGTTCAAAGCGGTGTAGATCATGCGTAACTGGCACCTGGACGCCCGCTACGATTGGCGCGCGGTATCGTGCCCTACGTGCCACTCAAGGGCGGGGATGCCGTGTATGCTGCTGGAGCGCGGGAAGTGGATCGAGGTCGCGCCGCACATCGACCGGCATCAGAGCGGCGCCGGGATAACCAAAGCGAGACTTTCCGCGCCATGCCACTTCTCGGCTTAATGCTGCCCTGGTGGGGTCGATGGGCCGCTATAGCGCTGCTGCTGGCGGCCGTGGCAGGCTTCGGCGCCCTGAAGATGCGCCAGCACGACAATATCCGCTACGAGGCTCTACAGCGCGAATATGCCGATTTCAAGGCCAAGGTAGCCGCAGAGGGCGCAGCGGCGCAACAGCGGGCCATAGCGCAAGCCCAAATCGATAAACGGAGGAAGGAAAAAGCCGATGCGGAATATGCGAAAACTAGCGGCGCTCTTGCCATTGCTCTTAACAGCTTGCGCGTCGCAGCCGACAGTCGTAGCCACGGTCTGCCCGCCGCCCCCGCCAGTTCCAACCGTCATGACCTTGCCTGCTTCGACCGGGCCATCTATCAGCGAGAGGATGGAGAAATTACTAAGCGACTGGTTGACGGCGCGCGACGCCTTGCTGACGAAGGCACAGCGAGCACCGTAGGTCTAGATTCCACAAAAAAATGGGCCGCTGATGTAAAATAGCGGGAACAGGCGAACGCGCTAACGCTCGCCGTCCCTAACCACAATCGTTGAAAAGGAACGAACATGGCTGCAGGTAATTCTATCTCGAATCGTCACGGACATACTTCCGGCGACAGAAAATCAAAAACCTATACATGCTGGCGTTCGATGATGCAGCGCTGCTATCGGGCAGGTGATAGGAATTTCAAGTATTACGGAGCGCGCGGAATCGTGGTTTGTGAGCGGTGGCACGATTTCAGGAACTTCCTTACTGATATGGGCACAGTACCTGATGGCCTTACTATTGACCGCATAAACGAGAACGGAAACTACGAGTTTGGAAATTGCAGATGGGCGACGAGTAAAACGCAAGTAAGGAATCGTCGCAATACTGTATTCGTTACATTCAAAGGAGAATCGCGCCCATTGGGTGAATGGTCTGAAATAACAGGAATAAATTACAGATGCCTAGCGCGTCGATACTACAAGGGGTATGACGCGGAAAGGATGTTAACGATGCCAAAGATGACGCTATCAGAAAGCGCAAAACTCGGCGGCGATACCAGATGGGGCAATCGTTGAAAAGGGCGCTACGGCAGTAGTGGATCTGGATACCGGAAAGCGTTGGATAGGCGGGCAGGCTAAAGTTAAATAGGCGGAACGAAACTATATCGTCGGGAAAGGTTATACTCCGCCTCCCCAACTATGCACCAGCCAGACGCCGGAGCCTTTACGCATCGGAAAATTCCTGCAAACCCATCCTCGTCGAGATTCACGCATAGGTGCGTGTCGGTGCCGTCGCGCGTGACATAGTCGCCTTCGGCAAAGTCACTGTACGGAGACATACGTTTCGGGGCTGTCATTTATTTGGCATCTTTTCGTGAAACGCCGCCAACGTGAATCGCCAATCGCTAAACAGCAGCAAAATAAATTCGTCAGCCTTTGTCTCTACCGGCGTCGGATGAAAAAACCAGATGCGGTCTAGTTTTCTCCACACGCCTGCCGCGATCAATTCCGCGACATACCTGTTGCGCAACTTAGCGTATCTGAGTAACCCGATAAACTTTGCCAATTATTTTCTCCAGAACCACATGCTAAGTGTTTGATTCTATTGGATCACGAAAGCACATTTTCGCACGTTTCGCACAGACCACAATCATACTGTAAACTATTGATCTGTTTGGCAAAAGCGCGGCGCTCTTATTGCTATATGGGCGATATCGGTAAGTAAAAATCGCCTTTCCAAATCAACTACTTGCAGGCGCTCTCCGGAATTCCTCCGGTTCCTCTCCTGAACTACGCCGCCACATCAACCCATTCCGCGCCCCTCGAGTCCTTGTAGGTCTCTGTCGTTTCGGCCTGCTTGTGCCCGAGTAAGGCTTGCGGGTTGTAGCCCTGCTTGTGGTACAGGCGCGCGGCGAGCGAGCGCAGTTCGTGGAAGCTCGGCGGGCGCATTCCATCCGGGGCCGCGATACGCGCCTCGTCGCGGCACTTGGCGAACTCCGTGGCGAGCGTCTGGGGGTGAATGCCCATACCAGGTTTCCCGAGTCCCTTATGGGCCGTATGGTGCAGCAGGCGCGGCGATACAACGCTGTCGCGGCATCGGGCCACAACATCGGCCAGCGACCAGCCTACGGCCTCGAGGCGCAGCGTCAGCGGTATCCGGAGCCTCATACCCGTCTTGCGTTGAACGACGCACAGCCATCCATCCCGTAGGTCTCTGAAGCCCATTCTGGCGGTATCTTCACGCCGCTGGGCGCCGACAATCCCAAGCTCGAGCGAACGGCATACCCAAGGGTGGTGACTCTTGGCGGTTTCGTAAATCGCATGGAAAGCCTCGAGCGTGAGCCGCGCCCGCTTGATTTCCGGAACTCCAAGGCTGATGACCGTGATCGGGTTGATCGCGGTCCAGCCGGCCGCAGCCACATCCCCGAAGAAGTCCTTGAGGGTGGACCGCAGCCCTTTTGCCATGCGCAGCTTACCGGCGTCCTCGTAGACGCGTAGCCATTCAGCGCACTGGCGGGTAACGTCCGCTACAGCCTCCTGACTCGCGCCGATGACCACATGGCCCAACTCCTTGTTTATCGTGGCGATCTGCTGACGTCTACCGTAACGTGTTGAATCAGATAATTTTTTTCTATCTAACAATTCAAGGTAGCGTGGCACAAACCCAGCTATGGTGCGCGTGCCTTGGGACCTGGGCGCTACAGGGCTGCGCTGCGTGGCAACCCATGCGTTCGCTTCTCGAGCCTGCGCTATGGCGTCGGATCTGGATACCCGCCCGATGCCCATTTCCCGGCCGTTCTGCGGATTCGTCCACGAAAAATACCCGGCGCGGTCCCGCAGGTTAGGCGGCAAGTCCATGTTTCCCCTGTTCCTCGGTCTCACGTAGCAGCCTCCCCAGAAGCGATGATCTGCCTGAAGTATAGACCGCGTTCTGGGTAAGGTAGTAGCTGCGCCCGTTTTTGACCGGGCGCGGCTGAATGTTGCCTGCTTTCGCCCAGCGTCTTGCCGTGCCGATAGTCGGCCGGCCGGTTTCGGCGTAATTGGATTCAAGCCACCGCTCAAGCGTGATAAGCGGCCCGCTCACATCAACCCTCTGTGGTTGGTGGTCATTTTTTTATAGAGAATTCTTTGGCCGCATTCGAGGCTAATTTAGCGTAAGCCTTCGCCATCGCATCATCATAATCAGCGGTTAGTTTCTCCTGATATGCGATTAAACTTTCTTTGGTGGCGCTTTTGGCGAATTGTTCAGCGTCAGAGAATTTGAATAAAACGGGCCTCCCCGCTCGCGTGATAAGCGAAGGGCTGCTGAAATTTAGATCCCCTTCCTCTACAGTGTTCTCCGGCGAATACCAATGCAGAGAGTATTTCACCACGAAATAATCACCCGAAAAATGCTCCACCCTTATCCTCATCACTTCCGCCCATTCCAAAGCAAAATAGCCCGCTCAGGCGACTGCTTCGCGTTGTCGTAGTTCTCAATCGGCCCGATACACCCGCAACCGTTGCAGCAGATTGCCCAACAACCAGAATCAACTTCGTCTATGGCGGGATCGGCGTCGCCGCAGAATGGGCAGCAGGCGATTGCGGTGTCGGTCATTTCTCACCAACCATCATATGGTGCGCCGCCCGCACAGCCTCCAGCACATCCTGCGGCGACTTCGCGCAATCCGGACAAACGATAACTCCATCGATCATGCCCAAGCCATTACAGGCAGGGCACGGCGGCTCGATCACCGCCAGAAGTCCGTCGATGATGCGCCGGATTTCGAGCTTGCAATAAATACGGTGCTTGGCGTCTAGGTATTCGCGGGCTTGGTCTACGGCGTCCATGTCAGTCCTTCCGCGCGGCGTCTAGCCACAGGTGTTCTTCAACTTTGTCTGTTGTTGGCTGGCCTCCGTGCAAATACTTCAGCATCTTATCGGCGTCCACTTTCCGACAGAAGCGCAGAGCCTTCAGATTGTCAGTGACAAATTTCACGCCCTCAAAATATCCCAGACCATCGCACCCCATGTCGCGCGTGATAACCCATGCAGATTCCTCCATAGGCAGCAGCACGCGATCGCCGGCAGGGGAGAGGCGGGAGATGGCTTCGGCGCATTCCTCTCGTGTGTAATCATGCCGTCTGCTGACGCCTAACTTCTGGTCGCGACATACCTTCGCACACTCCGCAATAGCCTCCGCCCTCGCCGACGCGCGCTGTTCGGCGGCAAAGGCGAGCATGAGGTCGGCTATAGTCTCATAAGCCTGATTGCTTAGATTGCTTACGTTAAGTTGTTGCATAGCCAATTCAGTTGCTCGCTTGCGCAGCGCTTCGTTTTCGGTGGTTTTATCCATGAGCATTTTCCTGTTGTCTCAAATGGAGCGGTATCATTCCGGTGTGAGCCTCAACGTGATGGGCGTGACAGAGCCATCTAACATCAAGTGGTTTTGAGTAATCATCATGGTGCGCATGAGCCAATTGTTCTCCGCATTTTTCGCAAGGCTGTCTTTTTATTTCGCCACGTAAAATAGCCTTGTTCACGGCGTTTCTTGCAGACTGTCTTTCTGGATATCTAAGCACATAATCACGCTGTTTTTTTGCATTGCTTACTCTCCTGTCAAGATGTTTGTTTCTTATCCTTGAGCATAGCTTGCACCTCGTACACAGCCCACCATGCGCGCCTTTATTTTTATAGAACATAGATATTGGCAAATGCGTTTTGCAGTCATAACAAAAACGTTCGTCGCTCACCTCACCCTCCCTTCGCCTGCGTGGATTGGACGCGGGCAGCGTTAATAGCAAGGTCAAGGCACAGTGTGGCGGCTGCATATTCCTCGTCAGCTTCTTCCAGCCGACCTGCGATATCGTATGATTTTATGATCGTGTCAATCGTCGCATCGAGGGCGGCGATTTCGCGCTCCAAGTCTCCGAGCACCTTATGGTAGCTTGCCTCAAACACTTTCTGCGCTGCTATCTCCCGCCGCGCCGACGCAAGCTCGGTTTCTAGTTGGCGGGCGAATTCAGGCCACGATTGAAGGGGCTTTCTGTCTCCAGTATATGCATATGCCTTATGTTTAGATTCAACTTCTCGCGTCCTCGGCGTGGCGCTCGCATCTTTTTGGTCGCTCATATCAAACTCCCAGGCGCCCTCTCCGCAATCCCTGCCAACGTGTCAGCAACCGCCCGCATGCAAGCTATTTCGTAATCCGCCTTCTCCTGCGGCATGCGACCTGATGCGACCCATCGCGGATAAACAGACAGTCGCATTTTTATTTCTCTCTGCACGGATTTGAGCTGCTCGGGTAGTGGGATTTGCATGATGGTTATGCCGCTGCTTTAACCTGCTCGCGCGACTCGACAAACTGATTGATTGCCGCAACGATGGGCGCGAATTCGGCCACGCTTCCATGCCGCTCGCAGAACAACTTGAGCATGCCGTATGCGTCTGCGCGTTCAGCTTCTTTGCGTGCGGCTTCACGCTCTTTTGCTTCCTTCGCATCGAGTTCAGCCTTGGCCTTTGCTTCGGCAGCGGATTGCTTCTTGCGCTCGGCTGCGTCTTTCTTTTCGCGGTCAGCCCTTGCAAGCGCTTCCTGGCGCTCGCGCTCCTTCCGCTGGGCATCCTCAATGGCGCGTTTCTCGGCGTCGATTCTGGCCTGTTCCTCGCGCTGCTGGCGGTCTTTTTCGGCTTGCTCTGCGCGCACCTTGGCGGCAGCTTCATCGGCTATGCGTTGCGCTTCCCGCTGTTCGGCAAGCAGGCGTTCGGCTTCCTTCAATGCCGCCTCCCTCGCCGCCCTTTGTTCGGCCTCGATCTTTTCCCGCGCGGCACGTTGCTCTGCCTCGATACGCTCGCGGGCGGCTCGCTGCTCGGCTTCAATCCGTAATTGCGCCTGACGCTCGGCATCAAGCGCCTCGGCAACCTTGCGCTCATGCTCGGCGCGCAGGCGATCCAGTTCGGCACGTTCGGCAGCAAGCCGATCTTCCTCGGCCTTTTTGATGGCAGCAGCTTCGGCGGCAATGCGGTCGCGCTCGGCTTGTATCTTGGCCTGTTTCTCGGCTTCGATGCGCTCGTCGTGCGCGGTCTGGATGGCATCAAGGCGCTTTTCTTCCGGCTCGATGATGCCGATCAGTTCCTTTTCCAGTTCGATGACCGCCTTCTGGAATTTCACGGCGTCATCGCGAACTTCCTTGCCTTCCTTGGTCACTTCGATGCGACGGCGAGCCAGAGCCATGCGCGCGGAGTGGCACTCCTGGTAGCTGGCCGGGTTGGTAATGGCAACGATGTCCTTGGACTTCTCGGCCAGTTCGGTGAATTGCTTGCGGCGTGCGTCGGCTTTTAGGGCTACGGCGCAGCGTTCGGATATCGTTAATTCTGTGGTCATGTTGATCCTTTGCCTGTGGTCTGATTATTCGGTCTGCGACGCCGCTTCTTTGTCGATTTCCGCCTTGAGCCAAGCGCATGCTCGCGTGGCGCCCTTCTCGGTCATCTGCGGGATTGGCTTGCCGCCTTCGTTCATTGCGTCGAATAGCCGCTTCACTTCACGCGAGGCATTGTCGTAGGCGTCCTGAGCTTGCTTGCGGGCGGATATCAGTGCTTCGTCAGCAGGTTCCGCGCCACCAGTCCCGCCAGACGCAGCGGGGGGCTGCGAGGCAACTGGCGGCTGCGACTGTGGCGCGGAATTCGGTTTGAGCGGCCTGACGACAAACGGTTTTTTATTCCCGCGCGTCATGGTTAGCGCCATTGTCATCGTGCCGTCAATGTCGCTCATGTGGCTGATGCGTATGCCGCCGACTTCCATGCCGCCCCATTTCACTTTTGGATCGCAGAATAGCGTCATGGATCGGCCAACGTATTTCGATGCGTCTGCGCCCCATGCGGACACCATCACGCGACACATTGATTTGCATGCCTTGTACGGCTTGCCGTTGTCGCCTGCGTAGAAAATGGATACTGGCTGTTCTTGACCGGGGCGAATCTCAACGCCGGAAATGGTGATAGTTATCGGGCCGGCGAGCAGATCGTCAGCGTTAAGCTGGTCTGATTTGGGGACTATCGTGCGCGACATATCGTTCATAGCGGGATGCCTCCTGAGAGTTCTTTGTCATTGAAAAACGCGGCGTCTGCCGGATTGGTTCCGCCCGTAAACATTTCCTGCACGATCTTGCGTTCGGTAGGAATAAGCCGCGCTTTCGATGCGAGGACATCGTTAAACGTCCTCCGCGCCACTGCCAAACGCGCCTCAAATGCCGTAGCCGCTTCGATGATCGCGGCCTGAATCTTGAGGTCCGGCAACACTCGCACCGTCGCCATTGGCAAGCCGCCGCAGTAGCTCACCAGATCGCACCAATCGCGCTCAGTCACCAGCAATCCGGTTTGCGCCTGGATCATAAAATCCGGGTCAATCGCATCGACCGCAACATAGTAAACGATAGTGCGAACCTGCAATTTTTGGTTGCGGGACTTGCACTCGACTTGCCCCTTTTTGCCGACTAATCCATCGGGCGAATAGCCGATGGTGAATCCCCATTTATTGTTTGTGACGAAGCCGACAGATTCAACCGGCGCGTATGCCTTGGCGTATTCGACAAGTGCATCTATTTCGTCCTCGTGCCCGCGCAGCATTGCGTCGCCTATGTATGACGGCTCGACGTATCCAGTGATGCGTTGTGCGAGCAATTCGTAAAGGTGGGCGCGCTCTTTTTCGTTCGATGCGACTTTGAGCGTGGGCGTAATGATTAGATTCATTTCGCTGGCTGTAAGCAGCCCGCATCTGGCATCGTGCCATGCCTGTTCGCCTTGGATTAGGTCATTGTGGTAGACGATGCTCACAGATTCACCCCGGATAAATATGCCGCAGCAAACGCAGCCCAGATCACTACAAGCACGACGAACGATATCCAATCGCGCGGCGCTTTTCGCTCTGGGTAGTAGCCATCAATCGTGCGCCGGAACTGGAAGTGATCGGGATTGTGGTCATAACCTTTGCCGGCGGCGAATCGCTTGAGCGCTTTCTGATTGCTGATTGTGTTCATGCCGCAACCCTCCGATCGTCATTGCGCGCGGCCCGCTCAATCTCGTAGCGCCTATAAGCCTCACTCGCGCGCCAGTGCTTGAGGCAATCACAACCATCTGCGGCAAGAATATTTCGCGCGACATTGAACTTGCGCTCATACTCCGCGCGCTCATATTCGGCGATGTAGGCTTCCTGATCGGCGACCGTGCGCGGATTGCGGCGGCGTTCGAGCGAGACGGTCGAGGCGTTGTCGGCGGCTAGATTGAGGCGGCCGCGACGGAGGATCGAAGCAATCCGTTCGGGCGCGTTCACTTGGCCGCCCCTGTGTGCGTCATAGACTTGTCGTTTGCTGCCTCCGGGTGCGGGCACACCTGCAGACGTTCCTCGGCAAACCATTGCGGCTCGACCGGCCTACCCTCTGTCGTCACGCGGGTTTCAACCTGCAGCCGTGGCGGTCCGTCAACGTAATCACAGCGAGCTGTGACTGCGCCGACGTATCCGGTGATCGCGTCTTTGACGATTGCGCCGAGCGGGATTTTTTGCATTTGGGCACTCCTGGGTTGATGCGGTGGAGTGAAGATTACCAAACAGTAATAGTAATTGCAATACCTTTTGGTAATATTTTTTGCTACTATATGCGCGAGCGTGATTCCAGGCACAAAAAAACCGGCGCTGAGCCGGTTAGGAGTGGGATCTGTGGGCTACGTCAGCAGGCTTGAGACCGCAAACAGTCATTGCGGCACATAGCGTAGGCTATTGGGCCGGTTCTGGAATCATACAACCCGCACCGCTGTTCGCACTCAAAAACGATGTTTTGCGGTATCACGCGGCCACATCTATCAGTTGGCGGTGGCGACGCGCAGCTCGCAAGCGCGAGGTAAGCCGGCAGTAGCAACAATAGAGAGAAAGTGCGACTGTTCATGTTTTCCTCGCGTGAGCTTTGGCTTTGTTGATAATCCCCTGAGTCATGATAGCCGCTTTCGCTGGCGCGGCGCGTCTTGCATTGGGTGACGGGTTCGAGTGTGACTGATGCGGGTGTTGAAGGGAGTGGTAAAACTGCGCGTCCATGCGTAGCTTATCCTGAAGTTCTGGACTGAGATTTCCGTAAAACGCCAGCAACTCTTTGAGCACCGGATCGTTAACGGCGTCCGCGAGAGAGGAAAGGTAACTGGCCCCGGTCTCTGCCGGGTCGCCGTCAAGCCACTTATCCGGCATACCTCCGAGCCGCTCAAGGTTCCGCGCCTTTTTCTCGGCGAATGACTTATTGGTTCCCAACAAGGCGGACAACTCCCCTTGGTTGATGTCCTCATCAAGACGCTGCGCCACATCCGCGATAAATCGCTTCTGCTGTCGCTTGCCGGGGAATTTGTCGTCGAGCCATTCCTTAAGCCGACGCCGCCTAACTTCTTGAATATCCATGTAGAAATTATCCGCGCACATCGACGGCAATTAAATTACCAAAGGGTATTGCAAATAACATTACCATTCAGTAATATATGGGCATGGAAACACTGCTTTTGTTCATAAACACCATGCCAGCGGACGAAAGGGCGGCGTTTTGCGCTCGTTGTGGGACGTCCGAAGGATATCTGCGCAAGGCGATCAGCATCGGGCAAAAGCTCGGCGAATCCCTGTGCATCAACATTGACCGGGAGTCCAGCGGCGCGGTGACTGTTGACATGCTGCGCCCCGATGTCGATTGGGCACACATCCGCAGCACCAAGGCGGCCGCCTAACATGCGCGCCACATCACCGAGCACCACCCAGCCCGGAGTTTTCACTTCCTCCCTGTCTCCGCGCTGGTTTTCCCCGCGTATCGAAAGGTGCGCGGGGTATTTCTTCCTGTGCATGCAAAAAATTTTGCCTGCATACCGTCCTGCAATGCGAGTCAATTGAAATGACGGACATTGCACAGCAGTTGAAACTGTCATTGCCGAAGCCCATGCAGGATGTGGATCGCGGGGCGATTATTCGCCAGCCGTCAATGACCAAGGCAATAGTGCTGTGCGCGGATATGGCGGGCTTTGTGAACGACAAAGACCTGTGCCGCAGCGTAGACATTGATCCCGCTGTCTGGACGCGAATTAAGAGCGGGCAGGCTCACTTCCCGCAGGACAAATACGGGGATTTATTCGACCAAGCTGGAAATGAGGCTCCGCTGCTTTGGCTTCTCTACCAACGCGGCTACGACCTGCACAGCCTACGCAAGCGTGAGACCGAAACAGAGAAGCAATTGCGCACCGAGCGCGAGGCCCGGATCGACGCCGAGAAAAAATTGGCGTGGGCTATGGAAATGATTCAAGGGAGATAGCAATGACCTGGACACCAAGCAACGGCATCAGCGCCGCAATCCTCGCCCTACTCGACACCGGCGAAATGTCGCACCCGCAGATCGTGTTAGCGCTTCCGGCATACACGAGCCGGCAGATCAGCCAGTCGCTCGATCATTTGATCGGTGCGCGTGGTGGCGTTCGCAGACTCGGAAAGCGCGGGCGGTATTCGTATCAGCGTTTTGTGCAGGAGCCGATACCGCGGGCTGTGCGGGAGTTTAAGCCGTTGGTGCGGGATATTTTTGAGAATTGGCGGCTTTGTGATCGGGATCCGCTGGAAGTGTCGCGGGCGGCTGTGCATAGTTTTGTGCGATGAAATCGTCAGACGCTTACCTGATAACGGCGATTGTGCTGTTTTCAACCGACCACTGGATAGGCGGCTCAGTTGCTCTCTGCGTAGCGTTAATCGCCGCTTATTTTGAGAAATGAGATTGAACACCAAATCCGCCGCAGTCCGCGCCGCTTTATCCTCCGGCAAGCCAATGTCCATCGACCGCCTACGCTGGAAGGTTGAGGCGACGCTGAAGCAGGTTGTTGGGCGCGCGACGCTGTATCAGTTGCTCGCGACCATGCAGAGCGCGGGGCAGATTACTACTAGCGGGCGGGCTTCTGAGCGGCGGTATTCGTTGGTGCGGGGGAAGGCGTGAAGGCGAGCGGAATAGCCAAGCAGCTCGAAGTCCCGCGCTTCAAGTGCGGGCATCCAAAGACGGCGGCGAATACCGTGATGAACGGGTACGGGCGCTGCAGGATATGCAAGAACGTGCTGGCTACGGGGTATCGGGTGCGCGCTGTGGCGAGGATGGCAGCATGAGCGACCAGCGCTTCATCGTGCGCACATGGACAGCGGGCGATACCGACTTCATGGAGGATGCGTTCGATACGCACGCACTCGCAGCGGAGTTTGCTGACGGCTCGCGCTTGCATGGCTATGAGGTGGAAGTGCGCGAGCAGCAGCCTGATCTATTTGGGGCGGTGGTCGCATGATCAGCAAATCCGCCACGCAAATCCTGCAAGATCGCGCCGCTGCGGCAAACGCGAACCGCGCTGCCATGCCAATTGTCACCGCATTCCTTGACGAAATGCGGCTCACATTCCCGGACGCGAGAATCAAGTTTGCATCGGAAGGTGGGCGCACGCTTGGCACGCAGAGGCAATGGCACGAAGTCGCTTCGAGCGAACTACCACTACAGCAGCACAACGCGCAGGACAAACCATCACCAACGAAAGGAAAAGCTATATGGGAACTCAAGCAGAAACCGCTCTCGATTTAAGGCCGGGCTCGCGCGGTCGCAAATCAAAGGATGGTGGCGAAGAAACCATCAAACTCAAGCCAATTCAGGACGCCTGCACGGAACTGATGGCTGGCTACAAGAAGAAGGAGGCGGCGAATAAAGAATATAACACCTTGTTCAAGGCTGTCGCCGAGCGCGCCGGATGCAATGCACCGGACTTGAAGCGCCTCATCAAATCGAGCGCAGATGGCAAATACGAAGATACCCGCCGACACATCGAGCAGCAGCAGGCGCTGTTTGAGGGTATCGGCGAAGTCGAGGGCGGCGGATCCACGATCAACTGATCACGGCGCGCGCAATGCTTACCCTCATCGTTCCTTACCCGATTAGCGGAAATCGCTATTGGCGCCCGGTTCGCATCGGCAATCACATCACCATCGTGCCGACGAAGGAAGCCAAAGCGTATCGCAGCGACATCGCATACGCAGCTCGGGCCGCAGGGCTGGTCACGCCGATCGACGGTAGGGTGAGGGTTGCCATCGAACTGTATCCGCAGCGCCCGCAGGATTGGGTAAAGCGCGCCAGGGCGAATCCGTTCGGGTGGGACGATGATGTGCGCTGCATCGACCTGGACAACGCGACCAAGGTGCTGTTTGATGCGCTCAAGGGTGTTGCGTTCGGTGACGATAAATACGTGTTCGAGTATTCCGCAAAGCGCATGGAGCCTGATGGTGAGGCTCGGGTGGTGGTGCGGATTGAGGCTATATCGCAGCCGGCGTTGGCTGAGTTGCCGATGGATTTGCCTGTGCCGAAGTTGGAGCTGAGTGCGGCTGAACTTGCTGGGGAGCCATTCTGAACTTCTACAAGCACCACTTGGGCGACTACCTCAAGCGCACGCAACTTTTCTCGATGGCGAAACACGGCGCCTATCGCCTGATGATCGACTATTGCTACATCAACGAAGGCCCATTACCAAAGAAAAAGAGCGACATCTACGAGATATGCAAAGCAGCGACCAAGGCCAATCGCGATGACGTGGACGCCGTTCTCGAAGCCAAGTGGGTTTTGCATGACGACGGATATCACAACGACCGGATCGATGAGGAACTGGAAATGTATCGATCAAAGGCCGGCAAGAACAGGGAAAACGGAAACCTAGGCGGTAGGCCAAAAAAAACCCAAACGGTTACCGAACACGAAACCCAAAACAAACCCAACAATAACCTTAAACCAGAATCCACTAACCAGAATCCAGAATTAAAAGACACACCTTCTGGGATCCCAAGTGCCGCAACTGCAGTGTGTGTCGCGTTGAGATCGGAGGGGATTAACGCATCAAACGCGCAACATCCTGAATTATTGGAGTTAATTAACGATGGCGCTGGAATCGGCGAGTTTATCGAGGCCGGGAAGATCGCGAAGGAAAAGGGCAAGGGATTTGGCTATGTGATCGGCATCGTCAGGAACACCAGGGCGGAAGCCGCTGCGCGAGGCAATGCACAGCCGCAATTGAGCAAAAAAGCGCAGGGCATTCAAAGCCTGCAGGAGCTTATAAGTGACTGATTGGTTTGATAAAGAGATCGTGCGCGGCATTCAAGCCCTGTTTATTTTGAACCTGCAATTCACCCCGAGCGCGGACGCCATAAAAGCCACCGGACGCATCTGGATCGGCACGTTGCGCAGCCTGCCGCACACATGGCAGGAGGATCGAGACAGGCCGCGCATTCAAGCTGCATTCAGGAACCTTGCCGCCAACAGCGAGCGATGGCCGGCGCCGAAAAACTTTGTTGATGCGTTGCCGCCTCTGCCAGAGCTGAACAAACTGACGGCGCCTGCAACGCGGCACACGCCGGAGACTAAGCGGATGGTTTCTGATCTTCTTTCGAAGATGAAGAAAAACTGCGAGACGCCATCCGCATGACCGCCACGCGCGCATTTGACAACGTGATCACACCTGAGAGGGCGGCATGATCGTGGCTGAAACACCGAAACCAAGTCTTTCGAGGTTGCACATCGAGCCGGGTTCGTGGATGGACGGCTGGACGCCGGACGCGCGTCTCGAATTCAATCTCATAAACTGGCGCGACTGGATCAGTAGCGGCGGGCTGTTCGAGTTCAATGTTGTAGGCGGTGGAATGCTGCAGGGATACACCCACTACGACGAGGAAGGTGAGTATCGCAAGGTGATGCAGCGCACCGCGGAGACGATGAACGTGCTGATCCGTGGTGACCTGAAGCCGTTGGAGCGAGACGCGGTTTACTGGTCATATCTCGATCACGATTGGCATCACGCGGAACACGCTGGTGCCTGTCTGGTGGTGGCAAAGAACCACCTGAAGCTGCTGATGCAGCGGAAGTGTGTGGCTTGATGGTGCTTGACATTCCAGTTTCCATGCCTTATCTTCCGCGCCAGGTGTTCACCAGTCGCGACCACCTCCCACGCAAACCAGCTTAATTGCTGGTTTTTTCGTTTGTGCCACTGACAACGCTTAAATCGAATCTGCCGCGTATTGGCGACAGGCTTGGCACGTTGAAGCTGGTGAGGCCAGAAGCCACGCAGCGCGACCGTGGCAGGCCATGGCGCAGGCGTCGTGCAGCATGGCTTCGCGATCATCCTCTGTGCGCCAGCTGTGAGCTTGCCGGACGTGTGGTGGCTGCGTGCGTGGTCGATCACATCGATCCTCTGTGGCGTGGTGGCGCTGACGATGAGAGCAACTATCAAGGCCTGTGCGATGACTGCCATAAAGTCAAGACGGCGGATGAAGCGAAAGAGCGGGCTAACTCGCGCATTTAGTGTGGGCCGGGGTGGGTCAAAACTTCGTGTGGTCGTCTGGCGGATAC